ACAAGTAATGAGTATCACTTTGTCGGGAACAGGTAATTATGGTTCTGCTGGAACTAATTGGGCAATTAATATACAAGGTGAAAATATTAATGAAACCAATAATATCACACAGCTTCCAGTCGAAGGGGGTTCTATAGATTATGAATTAGACCTTAATTGTTTTACTGGAACAGGGTCACAAAGTGGAATAACTTTCTTACCTCACCCGTGTTATGGAAGAAATGGTTCTATAACTAATTCATCCTTTTCAGCAATTAATTTTGATAATAATATTGTGGTAGGTGGGGATTTTGTACAATTAGTGACTATTGACTTTGAATCGACAAACACACCTCTCGTTGGAGGTGATATTATATTACTTACACTTACGGTTGATTATCAAGATGCTAATAGTGTTAATATAGTTAGTGGATTCTGGACAGAGAGTAATGTGTCTCCTATTACTTTAAATTCAAATACAACAGGTAATAAAGCAATTTGGTTTACACAAGGAACCAGTAATACTGTAGTACCGGGTATGATTGATAGCGTTTCTATTTCAGCTACACAGGTTTCAGGAACTGCGCCAAATCAAACGTGGATACAAGTAATGAGTATCACTTTGTCGGGAACAGGTAATTATGGTTCTGCTGGAACTAATTGGGCAATTAATATACAAGGTGAAAATATTAATGAAACCAATAATATCACGCAACTCCCCGTTGAAGGTGGTTCTATAGATTATGAATTAGACCTTAATTGTTTTACTGGAACCGGGTCACAAAGTGGAATAACTTTCTTACCACCACCACCACTCCCATCGAATATGGCTATGATACCAATTAGATTCAATGCTGTTCCTGATGTTTCATTAAATACAATTGAAGCATTACCGCTCTCTCAGCAAAATGATTGGCCGTATACATTTTTTCCAATGAGACAGCGTTATTCTCCTTCTATGAATATAGCTCCGGCAGAATTCCATGCCGCGGTTAGAGATTATATGGGTTTTGTCACTCATAATACTTTTGAGGATAATGGTGTTACAAAACATAAAATATCCAGAAGATACTATGATAATCCATATAGTTTAACAGATTTTAATACTCCAAATTTAGGTCCGGCAGCCACTTACGATGGTTCTGGGATAAGTAGATTGTTATTTTCTATTAAATTTACAATTGAAGAAGCGTTATCCGGTGTTAATGGAGATGGTATTTCTATTACATTTAAAAGAACCAATTTATATGGTCTAGGAAATGATGAGATTGTTGGGACTCAGTTCGTGGGAGGATATCGACAACAATTGGGAGCAGAATTATTTAATTCAACAGTTGGACCATATTCAAGTTACTTATCAGTAGAAAATAATGATAGTTTAAATGGTTCTAATTATTCCATTTCATTAAGAAATTTTGATAATTATTCAACCATTTACGATATATCGTCAACATCATTGGAAACTGAAGTTACAGGTAATTATAATGACCCAAATTATATCAATGAAATAGATATACCGAACATGTTCTCGTCCGGTAACACACAAACTCGTCGATTTTGGAAGTATTATAATAATACTAATCCATATTGTAATGTAAACTTGAAATTTAAACTAGATAATGATGAAACTATAGCTGCTAATACAAATTTAATATTAACATTTGAAGATATAATTCCCGGTAATGACTATAACCAATTCAATCTTAATATGAAACGAGGAACTCCAACTAATTTTGATTTAGATATATCTGGTCATCAGTTGGTTCAGGATGAAGTAGGATATTATTCTCAAGATTTAAGCTTTAATAATTTTAATAATGAATATAAATGGGTATATAACGATGCGAATTATTGGCCCGATTCATATTTACTAGTATCTCCATATTCTGGAATTTGGGGTGCAATACCCGCAGGACCAGACCCTACTCCTAGTGGAGGATTTGACTTAGATGATATTCCACAGTTTAAATATTATTACTATAATAAAATACCAAAAGATAGTATTCTTAGAATTTATTTCCAAGTAAATGGAAACGAATACTTTTTTAATAAAAATTATCAATCTAACACGCTAATAGGTCACGAAGCAATTACAGATGATATTCATGACTGGGATGGAACTTGGAATGATGTCCCAAAAACGGGAAGTGCTTCACCGCAGTTTTGTGAACCCTGTTTATGTGTTCATGTTAGTAATGGAGACAATCAAATATCTATTACAGATATTTCAGTAAATACATTTTCATCTTTTACTCAACCAGGAAGCACTAATACAGATATTTCCAACAATTGGGCTAATTCCTCCACTTTATGGCAAGGAACAAGTTTTAATTCACCAGCTCGAAAAACTTTTACAGATTATTTACAATTTAAGTTTGACGAAGAAGTTGATAGTTCAAGTAATCCATTAATTATTTATATGTTAGATACAACTACTAATAGAAACTTTGCCGAGGCCGCCGTCACAGATTATAGTAGAAACACTATACAAAGTAAATGGAACACATATGAAACACTTAACCCAAATAGAAATATTAATATCCCTGTTCTAGACGATCTACCAACTACGGTAAATTCATTATATAGTAGCACAACTTATTATAACAACCAATGGACACATCATCAAATTCATTTGGAAGTAAGACACCCCGATGGTTATATAATAGGTTCATATCTCAATAAACCTATGCTAAAAGAACTAGGTGGTAGCAATAATACGTCAAATATGAATAATGAAGGGTAATTAGGGTATAAAATTGAAATGTTTTACACATTAATATTCTGTGGTATAACTACAATATATTAATAATCATGTTGTCTCTCAACCAAGTGATCTCCCAGAAAAATTTGATCCCTAAAATTAAGGACCTTATGAACGAATGTGAGGCATATGAGTTTGACTCAAGCAACGACGACGCTTGTGTTCATAAAATTCTGCATCAGCTCAGAAACTTGGATTTCTCCAAGAAGATGAAGAGGAAGATGGTGTATACTCTATTGGATATTGACTATCTTCAAATTGTACCCCACATTCTTCGTCGAAATCAAGAAGCCCTTGAGAAGGGCATCAAAAATGTTGATGTCTATTATTTCGAGGGAAACAATAAAGAAATGCTTGAAGACAGTCTAGTAAATTATTTGACTGAAAATATCAGTAAGCGCAAAATTATCTTCTTCAACTTGTCTCTACGTAACTATTGCTATGATGATGAGGAGGAGGGTAGATACGCTACTCACGGTTCGTGTGCTTTTATGATTCCACGTAAAGGCACAGGATATGATATGTATTATATTAATCATCACGGAGAAGCGATGAATACCACTCTTATATATGAGCGTGTTCTTACGCGAACTCGCAATCAAAAATACTCTTTTGAACATCCGGTTGATTTCATTGTGTTGGACCAAATCGTCCAGTATATGAATATCCAACTGAATCAAACAATTCATTATGATTTCTCAACCAGACACAACTTTCGAGGTATCAATTACCAAGAAGAGGATGTTCACGGTTTCTGTTTCATCTTCCCCATGATTATTTATTATTCATTGGGTAAATATTACAATAAAGAAAAGCAAGTTAAATGTGACGGAGAAACTATGCCTATACCTCCTATTTCACAAACACTAAAAAATGCCGGCCTTAATTTCATGGTCCATAGTTGTTTTACCGAATTTGATGGAAGTTATAATAAAGTTGTCTTCAATCATCTTAATACAAAAAAAGAAGAAAAAATATTTATGGAGGAGTTAGACACAGTTTTAGCAAAACTTAAATTTCGTTTCCTAAAAAAAATTACAGGTTATACTCTTCAATATTTAACTCAGCCGATTATGTTAAAAAAACTTAATTTGCCTCCAAAATATTAAATTAAAATAAATTTATAAAATATATGTCCATAAGACCGATAAAAACTGCTATATCCACCATTAGAAGTGTCTATGACGAAAATGGTAATTATCTTCCAACAGGTAATTATTTTTTTCGTATAAAAGACTACAACCAACCTGTTTTTACTGGAAACATAAGTCATAATGAAGAATCATATGGAGAATTTTGTTTTTCTCCCAAAAAATTAGTAAAAATGTTAGCAGTTGGTCAATCAAGACTAGCTCGTAGAGCTGATATGCAGCATATAAAAGGAATGCCTGGTTATCCAAGTCCCTTAAGTTCTCCTGCGGTTGTTAGAAGATTTAATTCCAATAGTTTTATGAGTAGGTATGTTGTTAATAATTATAGTAGAAATAATGTAATACATAATCATGAAGATGTTCAATGTAGTATATGTATGGAAATGATAGATCTAGGGGCAAAAAAAACCTTAAATTGTGACCATGATTTTCATACAAGTTGTATTAATACTTGGTTAACAGATAATGATACTTGTCCGTTATGTAGAGCCGTACAAGGAGAAACAGAAGAACCAAATACAGTTACTTCACGTTATAGTTTTAATGAAGACCCTTTTACAAGAGAAATAGAAAGATTACAAAGGGATTATAGAACAGGTAGAGTAAATTTTAATATTCCCAGAAGAAGTAGATTGTCACATAAATAGTTTTATTCTATCTTACAAAAAGTTTCTCTTATCAAAATTTGGAGAGAAAAATGTTTGTAAAACCTTGATTTATACAAAGGTTTTGATTAATTCATAAATTTTTGTATATATTTTCAAATAATTTAGATTTATTTTACAAGTTATAATAAATTTCTCTCCAAATATTTTTGTACAAAACTATTCTGTAAAAAAATATTTAAAATATAAACTATAAATTTCTATATTATGGGAAAGAAAAATCGTAAACCAAAAAAAGAGAAAAAAGCACCTGAATATAGATCTAAAGAAGAACGACAAGAAGAAGTAAAAAATATATTAGAGCAACTTAGTCAATTTCAACTGAATCCTACTTATGAACCAGTCAAAAAACTATACTTGAAGTTCAAAGAATATATAAGCGAAGGTCAACGGTTACTTGTAAATATTCCGTTTCCCGAAATTAATAGACGTATAAAAGGTGTATTAGCCATTAATAAACGCGAAGATGTTGTAATTTCGCTAATGAATGAGAAATTTTAATATATAATTATATAATTAACTATATATTATTTATAACTTGCGGTTCTTACCGGAACGACGGCAGAAACTGCGTTTCTTACCTGATGCGTATTTACAACCAGATTTACCACGGCAGGCGGCTGGTCCTTTTTTACGACAACCTGATGCGTTTTTTTTAACGCGTCTACGGTATGTTTTGCATCTCTTTTTAAGAATTGCTTTACGACCACGGGTCATTTTAATTTTCTTTCTTCCAGAGCCACGACGTTTGCGTGTTCTATGTGCTTTACGAGCCATTATAAATTATATGTATATTTTTTTTTGCTAAATATTAGAACGCATAAATAATTATTCAGGTTGGTGTGGATTATTCCATTTTTCAAAGCCATTTTTGGCTATAAATTGCATCTGTCTCATACAATATCCAAACGTTGCTCCAGAATGTTCGTTAACTTCTAGTCCATCACTTATTTTTTTTACATTAGGATCTTGCCAATATGTATAACCCGAGTCTTTTGGAGGAGATTCATTTTTGAACCATTCCCACAAGTCAAGTTTTGTGGTAGTGTTAGCCATATCTATAAGACAAGGTCTAAAGTCTGTTCCATATACATCGACAAATCGCCATGAATCTATATTTGATGGATAATTTACTGTAGTCATTTACATTAAATGTATTTATCTCTTTAAATGTATTGCGTAATTAGAAAATTGAAATATTTAGTTTTCAAGATAAACCCTATTACTAACACTTACCACAACAATCAACAATCAACAATAACAACAGTTTAAACTATAAATATGTTCACTTCCCCTACAGCCACCCGTGACTTTGCTCTAAAGGCTGCTGCTGCTACTGAGCGGGCTATGGATCGTCGGGTGTGCTGTAAGAGCCAGTTCAAGTTCAAGTGCTTCTCGTGTGGAGAGTTCATCAACCGTGGGGACAAGATCACGAAGTGCAAAGCACCTTGCTGGGACGGGATGAGGCTCAGGTTTAGGGGTGCTGACGCCCGGAACGGTCTCACTATGGGGGAGACAGTCTTTTACCAGCCTTCGACTGGTAAGAACTTGTGGGTTCACATCGGCTGTATTCCCTGTTATTGGGACTCGCTACCGGAAGACTGTAACGAGTATTCTCGTCCTGCTCTCCGCCCCGTTTGCACGGATTGGGGTGTAAAGGTTTACGGCGAGTGGGAGGAATGGTGTGATTCGCAACATATTGACCATGATCACTTCTGTCTGATGAAAGGATATCCTAAGGAGAAGTTCATGAGAGACCGCATCGTACAAGCGGTCACGCGATTTCAGGCTCTCTGGCGCGGATACATCTACAAAATGGCCTATCCAATTGCCCGCCTTGATGCGATAGCAACACGGATAATGAACGAAGCTGGACTTCCTACTTTGTGCGGACAAGAAGTTCCTGACCTCATCACCAAGCGCCAACGTGAAGCCGAACGAGATGCGCGGAGCCGCAGCGGATTCCTCTACAAAAATTCTATTGGAGGACACGTGGAAGTTCTGTTTGATGAAAAAAGAACTCGTGCCGCCATTTACAGTGCCGAAGTAATAAAAATACAGGGCCAGGGAGGCGACGGTCTATACTACTGGGTAAAATTTCATCACGATGGCGAGGTGAGAAAATACCACTGGAAAAGACTCCTCAACCTGAAGCTCGAATCTGAAACTTTCAAATCAAAACACGGCATACTGGCGGAAATTAAAGGTAAAATTTCCGTCTACTGCTTCATCAATGGAGCATCTTACACTACGAAGATTTACAAAAAAAAAAAAATAAAAAAGAAATAAAAAAAAATACATAAAAACGCCTGGAAATATTATAATAATGAATACCGACAAACCATATATGTGTCCTCACTGCAGTAAGACTTTTTTAACTGATGTAGGAATGAGAAAATGCATAAATAAACATACAAATAGATGGAATGCTGACTCTATAAAAAAACCACCAAAACGAAAAATACCACCTGAAATGCGATTTAAAATCTGGGAAACTTATGTAGGTAATCACTTAGAATCTCTTTGTTTTTGTTGTAAATCTAAAAGGATAACACCATTTACTAGTTATAATGCTTTTCAGGCAGGTCATATACTGTCTGAGAATGACGGAGGTAAAATAGAATTAGGTAATCTACTTCCTATTTGCGCTTCTTGTAATAGAAAAATGGGAACAACACATTGGGATGATTATGTGAAAGCTAAAAAGTTGTATATTAGAGTTTATGGAGATAAAATACCAGAAATACATAAACAAGCTATATTATTAATACAGCGTGTATATAGAAATTATAAATCTAATAAAATTTACAATAACCCAGATATAAAAAAAAAACGCAAAAGGAAAAAGAAAAGATCAAAATATAATAATTATATGACACCTACTTTATCATCGTTAATGAAAAGAAAAAAAATAATATTTTAATGTCTTTTCTTCTTCCTAGTTTTATTAGCCCCTTTTCGTGATTTTTTAAGTATTTTATTTTTTTCCCTGTCAAATTTTCTTCTAATATTTTTTAGTTCGATATTAGCATTTTTTAGTGTATGATGTAAATATACTAAGTCTTGTCTATTCATATATATATATATATCTATCGAAATTTTTTATTTGTTCTATCCCCAATAAATATATTGGACGAAATATTGCTTTTACTATAAGGTATCTCGTTTTTAATACACCAATTGATACATTTTTGAACATTTTGACATTTTAAATTATACATTTTTTCTTGTTTTTTATCCTTGTGTGTTATTATTTTTATTGTATTTAATATATTTTCTATTTGCTGATGCCCAAATATAGAATTAATTTCATTTATAGAAGTTGTATAGTAATGTTGTATGGGAATATCCAATATTGAATTTATCTTATATTTATCGAAATCAAATCCTTTAAAAAATGTTAAAATACTAATAAATTTTTTATGCAAGTCTTCAATATTATCATATTTAAAATTTTTACAAATTACATATTTTTCTGAGTTAGCATATCTACTTGTATAAGGCTTCATCAATATTACCTTTTCATAAAAAGTACTGAGTAAATACAATATATCAATTGTACCATCTTCAAAAATATCAAATATTTTTAATACAAAATGTCCACCTTTTTTTTGCATAACCAAAGCATATAAAACTTGTGTAAAAATTAATCTAAAAGCCACTTGTTCTTGTTTATTAAAATCTGTAGAAAAATCAAATCCCCCATCAGCAGTAACAATATCCATACTATTTGAATGATTTTCAATAATATATTTTAAATTTTTTTCATTATATAAGTCTCCTTTTTTATCAACACCCGAAACAAGTTTAATATTAGGATATTTTTGAAGTAAAAAATCAGCCTTATTCCACCCGGGTATATTTATGTTTTTATCTTCTAATAAAGTCATACCATGATAGTTATCATCTTTGTTATTTCTTAAATATGTAGTAGCTTCTATAAAACCACCAGGACCTTCTGCTAAATGAAATGATTTCATCGGAATATCGTTGCGTGGTAATAATTTATGCGTATTATAAATTTCTATCAACTTAAAAAAAGCCCGTGATATGGGTTTTATTTTACTAATAGATTTTTTTGTATTAGGTATATTAGTATGTATAAATTCATATGGATTTGTAAATTTTTTAGTATTGTCCCAATGGGTTATATGTTTGTCTATTAATCCCTTAATCTTATTTAAATATTTCTTTAAACTGATAACTTTTTTTTTATCATTAGTTATTTCTTTACAAACAAGTTTCAAATTTGAAGGCCTTATATCATATTCTATTTGTGGTAATGTAAAATAAGTCATATTTTATATTATATAATTGTGTTATGTTTAAATGATTTACTTAGGTAATTTAACCTTTTTCTTATATTTTTTAACTTTACGCACCTGTTTTGGTGTAGGTGTATCTATATCATCTTTTTTACTATCTTGAGAGTCTGTTGATAATGATTGACCCTCCTTAGCAGTATAATGTATTTCTTCTTGAGCAGCATTTACACTATGAACCTTTTTGTAAATAAAGTAATTATTAAAGAATGAAAGTCTTTTTTCTTTACTACTTATTAATAAAGCATCACCAATATCAGCTTTTTTTATTTTACGACTTTCAATATCTTCTTCCATTTTATCAAATAAGTCATTAAATGATCCAATCGATTTATCAAATCCCATTTTTTTTATATCTTTTACAGGTGCTTTAACAAATCCATAATTTTCCATAATTTGGTTTAAATAATCAAAATTTACCAAGAACTCCGTAAATCTTTTACCAATGGTATCCATATAAACACTAATTTCATACCCCAAACAACTATCATTATCTTCAAAATCATCATTATCGTAATCCTTTCGAATATCCCACATTTTTCCTTCCAGATTATCATTCATTTCAAATATACTTTCACCTTTTGATTTTCTCGACAATGCTTTAAATAGTCTTTTTCCATCATAACAAGTTCCTATTAAATATCCACCAACCTTACAATTTTCACTAACATTTCTTAAATAACCGTGTAATGATTCAGTTCCTTCAAAGAAATAATGGAGTGAAAATTGTGTAGAAATGATATTAAACCCATCTTTTCCCTTACCATATAATTTAAAAGTAGTTTTACCTAAAGAAGACTCTTCTTTGGCTCCTGTATTATTTAATATAGCATTTACTACTTGCTTAGCTTTTTCACTATACAATCCTGTTCCATCTCTGATATTTTTAGAACTGTTAGCTTGTAAAAACATAGCTCTAGGCAAAACCTTATATTTCTTTTTTGCTTTCAAATATCTACTACAAGACCCATTAACCCTGTTTTCAATATTATCTTTTGATAAATCTACACCAAATACAAATGATAACCGAGCATCTATCCATTTTTGTAAGTCACCGGCTTTTCCTACTGACGTGTCCATTAACGTATCGCCCCTGGAACTAACATTAACTATTAATTTCCTTTTAACGTATCTATTATGAAAATCTCTTAGACCACGAACATCTTGACGGTCAGTAATTTTTTTATAGTAAACTTCACTATCAGATACATCTGGAATATCGTTTCCCGATGTTATCATTTCCTCTGTAACAGGATTGTTAATAGATTCCCATACACTATCAGCAACATGAAAAGCATTGCCATAATTTTTACCACCGTTTCTGAAATCTGCTGTTTTATCATAACGAACTCTTATTGGAATCCATTGATAATATTTGTCTCTTGATGGATCATATCTAAATTCTACAATTGTATTATCTTCTATAATTTCTTCTCCATTTTCAGTTATCATTTGTTTGGTAGTTCCTTTATTATCAAGTATTAAACGACATTCATAAATGGGAAAATTTGGCGTATAACGAGTAGGTATAAACGGCATTGGTTTATATTTATTTCTTTCATTAATTTGATTATATTTTGGAAATTTCCCATCCATTAAATCAGCACAGGGATTTATAAAACCGTGTTTATTTTCATCATAACCTACACGTAATATAACTGTTTTATATTGCAAAATTTGATTATTAGCTGTAACATCTAACCCATTTTTAAATATATTACCAATTACTTCATTATCACCCCCGTCTTTTACAGTTGAAATTAAGAAATCTACAGTGTTAAAAGCAGGAGGCTTCCATTTCATAGAATGGTTCCAAGTGACTTTTCTTGGTGGGAGTATTTCACCAACATTATTTGAACCTACACTTTTATCACACGGTGTAAATATTAAACCATCTGTTTCATAATCAAACATTCCTTCTTCAACACCATCAGATATAATCTTACATTGTTCAAATATACTTGTATCTTCCTCCAAATTTGTGTAAAATTTTTTCGTTTGTATTTTTAAAGGCGAATCGTAATCTAAAACAACACAATTTGTATCTATTTCCTTCACAAATTTATTCAATCCATTTAATCTAAATTTATCTCTTGCTATTTTTTCATCTGAATATTTAAGTCCTTCCATTTGAATAAATGGAAACCCTTTATAGTTTTCATTATTTCTATAATAAATATCAAATGCTAAATACACGTTAATAAAATCCCCTGCTTTATTATATAATACGTGTTCTCCATCTATTATACTATTGTAAACGTTCCTATGCTTTGTTACCATTCCTGTATATTGAATATTCATATTTGTGTCTATCAAATAAATTTTTCCTATTTTTGATACAAATAATAATTTTCTTAACCCATCTGCCTTTTCTGTTACTGAATATTTATGATTTATATTTGGTATATTTGAATCTCCATCAATTGGAGTAATATTTGCTACTTCTAAACTTATAGAAGATGGGCCAATAAAATCACTAGGTCGTATACGTCTATTCTTAACTCCGTCCTTTGTTTTTGGTAATGGTTTGTCTTCATAAATAAGTTTCATATATTCGTCTTGAATATTTTTTTGTTCTTTAAATGAAATAGGAAAACTTGACTGTTGCCAACCAGACAAAATTATTTTAATTACATTTTTTAACATTATTGTTAATTCTTCTTCTGAATATCTACGGGCTTTATCATTCAAAAGCTCTATCTCTATTTCGTAATTTTCAGGATTATTAAAGACTTCAGATTGTTCAACTGTATATTCACTTATAAAATATTTTCTCTTTTTTGATGTTTTTACAATACTACAATCTATTCTAAAAGGCAATTCATCTGATGTATAAGAATATCTTTTAATTAATCTAAAGGTTTTCTTTTGATTTGACCAATCATTCAATAAGTTTTTAACCTTAAAACTTCCTTTATTTTCTATTGTTAATGTTACTTCCGATTTGTAATTTATTCTGAATTCGAAATCACGAAAATCTATTGGAGCCAGCGATACTTCCTTTTCTTCATCTTCTATTTTAACCTTTTTGCGGAATTTCTGTAAAAATTCTACATTACCATTATAAATAGGTTCAAATATAGTTTCTTCCGATAAATTGTTATCATTACAATATTTTTCTATTGCCGGAAGAGATTTAATACTTGTTCTAATATTTCCCATTTTTTTTCTTCCTGTTTTTGGGTCATCATATTCATTCGAAACATTTAAAGTATATGTTCCTTGAGAATTATCACTAGTAAAATCCAACGACTTTAATTTTTCTACAATATTATCAAAATCTATTTTCGTTAATGAATGATATCGATTTGTTCCAAAACGAACTTCAAATTCATCGTTTCGTCTCTTTTCTTTACCCAAATAGTAGTTAATATATAAATTTAATAGTTCGTGTGGTTTTGCTCCGTCAGTTTGAGACATTATATATAAAATATGAATATTATTTTATATATATTTTCAATTTTAATTAATTTTTTCTTGTATAAGTTGATATAACTCCTTTTTTGTCTTACATTTTGTCGTAGTCTTCATTATATTTATTTTTAATGTTTTACATATTTCCCTTAGTTCTAAAACCTTATAATTTGATATAGCCTTTATTGGCTTAGATAAATTTAATATACGTAATTTGGCCTTTTTTAATTCTTCCAATCGTTCATCACTTACATCCATTACTCCATATTTTTCTTCTTTTTTATCATATTGTATAATACATTTTTTATTCGTATCATTGTTCAATTCTTCGAAATAAATATTTTCATCCAAATAAATAATATTTAACTTGTTAACTCGTATTAAAAATAAAAATAAATCTAAGCTTATTTTTTTATCATTCACCAAATTATCCTCTAGTTTTGTTTTTTTAAATTTATATTTTTTTAAGAGTTCTTTGTTTTCCCTTAATGTATATACCAAGTTAATTTTAAGATCTGTTTGACTTGTATATTTTTTCTCACGTTTTATTTCGTATTCACTATAACCATACTTATAAATTACATAACACCAAAATAATGTGTCTTCTTCTTCAGGTATAAATATATCCTTTTTCACTTCCTTTTTTTCTTGAACCTTTATCTTTTTATGTTCTTCGGGTTTCTTTATTAATTCTTTCTTATATAAGATATTTTTTAAATTATCGTTATTAAATTCATATTTTTTACATGAATTTAAAAAACCTACTGATAAACTATTACGAACCATGACTTAATATAACTGTGCTCTTTTCTTTATTATCATTTTCAAAATAATCTTTATTTATTTCTTCCTTTATTGTTTCTATGTCTTTTAAGTTTTTTTCCTGTTTTGTTATGTACAATAAGGTTTTGTCTATTTCTTCCATAGTACTTTCATTAAATGAATTCATATTCACAAAAATACCATTTCTATTTTCACTATATTTGATATTGTTTTTTATTAATACTTTTAAAATTTTATTATGATGAAAAGCCTCTAAATTTTCTATTTTATCCTTTAATACTATTAATTTTCCTGTATCCATTTAAATTAAATAAGATTTATACTTTTAAGTAAAAGTTTATTTTTATCTTTTCCTGCTTCTTTTTCTTTTTCTTCTTTTATGTTTTGTTCTTTTTCTTTTATTTTTTCTTCCTTTTCGTTTTGTTTTTCGTTTCCTTGATTTTTTACGAAGACGACGTGTCTTTCTTCCTCCTATTTGCTTAAAGTAGTCCTCTTTCGTCGCCCCCGCCTTTCGTATGTATATGGCATTAAAATCATTTAACATTTCCCGATTTAAAAGATACTCTCCATTCGCATTTGGAAATTCAATCACAACCGATTTATTAAATACACCATTTGTTTGTTTACCACCACTATTATGTATTATAACTCTTACAAAAGCTTTCCGTACGGCCCCAAGACCGTGTTTCTTGGACCATCTATAAGCATCGGCCGAAAACTTTTTCCCTTCTTCTAGTTCTCTTCCTTTTCCACTTACAGTTGTAGATAAAGCATCTATATTTTCATTCGCTAACTTAGGATTTTTTTCTTTAATTTTTTTTACCCATTCGCTATCTTCTTTTGGTGTTCTACCTTGCCATATATATAGACCAGTCCAATTATTATCTCCTGTTATTTTTATATATTTTTCTATACCATTTCCAAAACCGTCTGTAAAAGGACTACCTAATGTTTCAGGAACATAAAGACTAACCGGTAACTTACTATCGCTATATGGTTTTTGTGTTTTTAAATATTCTCGAATACTTTTCTTTACATGTCCTGCTTTAAATAAACTTTTATGGAAAGGATCCCAACCAGAGCTAACTAAATTATGTAAACCTTTTATTCTATCGTGTTTTGATAATGCTTTTATTATATCTTGATAAACATAACTCAGTTTTCTTACTAAACCACCATCTATAGATAAAAATGAACGTGGAAAATTAGTATTTGCCTTTCCCATTAGTTTTATAACATTTTTTGCCCAAAATGTTTTACCTGAAGCACTGGGACCTAATCCCATAATCAATCTAGATTTTTGAGATTGAGGATCTAATTCTTTTAATTTAAAATACTTATGGTCGTTTTCCCATACACCAGACAAATTGCCGTCACCTAGTTCAAAAATAAATTTTAAAGGAAAAGACCCGTCTTCACCTTTATCATTTGCTGTTGTATCAATTACACTACTGCTTAAAACGCGTAACATAAATGCCGTAGAATTTATTTCTTTTTCTATTTGTGCTGATAAATTTTTAACACAATCTTTTTTACAGTATATCCATTTAGCTTTTCCATGTTTAATTTTTGTTTCTTTCGTCTTAGTAACAAGCTCAATTACTTCTTTTATTTTATCTTCAGCATCAGTTAAGTTCATAATTTCTGGATTTAAAATTTCATTCTTGATTTCTAGAAATGTATTAAGTGATTTTTCTTCTCCTTTGTAGTCAACTATAACATTTTCTAAATATTTGTTTTCTGCATCTT